AGGTAATGTGCGTATTCTACGCGCAAAGGATGCCGACGCTCGTAACAACCAGAAGGCGAAGAAAGCTTATCACAAGGTGATTGGGAAGAATGTAGCAAAGCATAACAAGATTGTTAACTGTCTCAAAAACGAGCTAGAGTTTCGTAAGAGCAACAACAGTCTTGGGTTTATGCAGATGTTGCAGACATGGGTAAACCAGCATACGTGGGAGCAATACGAAGACATTGATGTCGGAAGAACAGACGACCAAGACAGAAGAATTACCCGCCAACTCTAAGCTGATACTGCCTCTAGGGCTTGAGCATATATCTAAATCAGTAGACAAGTCTATTGAGAATGTGGTAGATGCTCGAGAGGGTAATAGGAAAGTCTTTTCTACTCAGTGGAATAGACTTAACCGTAATCTTATGGGGGGATTGCAGCCCGGTAAGATGTATGTTATAGCTGGGAGACCCGGTGTGGGTAAATCAGCCTTTTCTAACCAGCTCATCTTCGATGTTCTAGACAAGAACCATGACAAGAATGTCATTGTATTGTACTGGAGCTTCGAGATGCCTGGTGAGCAGCAGATACTGCGTGCAGGTTCGAAGCATACTAAGCTTCAAACTGCAGAGCTGTTGTCAGTGGATGGTAAGCTTTCATCTGAAGGCTATGCTAATTATGTACAGTCTGTACAGAAGTATAAGCAATACCCTATATACTTCTGTTCCGTGCCCCAGGATGTACATGATATAGAGCAGGCAGTGCGTACTGTTAGGCAACAATTGCATGATCCTACTGTCATCAATCTGATTGACCACTCTCGCCTTGTACCCAGCACATTAGACATCGAGTTACTCAAACTCAATCAGTTGTCTAAGACGTGTATGTACATGCAAGCGCAGCACAGCTCTATCACTATTCTGTTGTCTCAGCTCAATCGTAACATTGAGCAAGAGTTCCGTGCCAAGAATCAATATCAGCCTATGCTGACCGACTTGTTCGGGGGCGATTCTATTGGTCAGGATGCACACGTTGTCATGATGTTGCAGCGTCCTTATGACCTGTATGGTATCACTGACACCTATTGCGGTGAGGATCCACGTGGCTTAATGGCTGTCCACGTAGAGAAAAACCGCGATGGTTTGCTCGGGATGATACCCTTTGAAACTGATCTATCAACCTTTACAATTAATGAGCGAACTAGCACTTCCCAAGAAGGTGGTTAAAGCCACACGCAAATCACCTAAGAACATGATAATCTATGGTCCTCCCAAGATCGGTAAGACCACAGCATTGTCACAGCTTGAGGGCTGTCTCATCATCGATCTCGAGGACGGGAGCGATATGGTGGACGCACTCAAGATCAAAGTAAATTCTATTGCTGACCTAGGTAAGATAGGTAAGCAAATCATGCAAGAAGAAAAGCCATACAAGTATATTGCTATCGACACTATCACACAGCTCGAGGTGTGGTGTGAAGAAGAAGCAAAGAAACTGTACAAGGCCACACCTATGGGTAAGAACTTCGATTCCGATAACAAGGGATTGTCTGTCCTTACTCTGCCCCAAGGTGCTGGTTACCTGTACCTTCGTAAGGCTTTCATGAAGTGGTTCTTCAATCTCTCCAAGCTTGCAGACCATGTCATCTTTGTTGGTCACCTCAAGGATAAATACCTTACCAAGAATGGTAAAGAGGTGAAGGCTAACGACTTGTCACTGTCCGGCAAGCTTCGTGAGATAGCCTGTGCCAATGCAGATGCCATTGGTTATGTGTACCATGGAGAGGGTAAAACCAGAATATCGTTCGATTCTACAAACGACGACACAGCAGGCTCCCGCTGTGAGCATCTACGTGGCCTGGATGCTGAATTGGATTGGAGCAAAATCTTTATCGACTAAACCCCAAACAAATGTCTATTGACGCAAGAGTAGATGTCGAGACTAACTCGACACAGGAGGAGACACCTCAAACCCTGACCATTTCGCAGCTCATCAAGCACCTCAAAGAGGATGGGATGACTCGTGATGAAATCAGGAAGAAGTATGGACTGACAATAGCAGAGGCGAAGGATATATTCTCTCACCCGAAGCTGAAAGGTCTACGTGTGAAGACGTACAAGACTATCCGTGTTACCTTGATTGACGATACTCAAGATCCAAAAACTGAAGACAACCAATCTGAAATACAAGACTAATGGCAATTCAATCAAACTCCTCTGACGTACAAGTAGCTGGTGGGGGTATCCCACTGTTTACTGGTATCGCACCTGTGCGTGTTGTGGCAGTCAACCCTAACTTGGGTGAGCTAGCTTCCATCGGTGTCAACATGAAGACAGAGCCTACATACTCTGTCGATATGGGTGATAAGACGGGTAAGCTTGCATTCTGGCTGCACAATGACGAACATAACTTCACCACCAGACTCGAGATCCTCATCGGTGACAAGCATCGTAAGGAATCAGCAACAGGTAAGTTCCAAATCACCAACAATTACGGTCAGGTTACTTGGGCAAAAGACCCTAGTTCAGCTCCGGACTGGTTCAAATCTGAAGGTGTACGTCGTACTTATCCGGGTGAGGAAGTTCTCATTGACTTCGTCAAAGCGTGGGCTAACATACCTAACGATGGTGAGTGTGCTTTCGATACCGTTGATGATATCTTCAGTGGTAAGGTTGAGGAACTCAAGAAGCTTGTTACCTCTCTTTCCGACAACAAGCTCCGAGTCATGCTCGGTGTCAAAGACGGTAAGTACCAGCAGGTGTACAACAAGTGCTTCGGAAGACTCAAGCCAAAGCGTGATGATATCTTCGTCAGAAGATTGAACGATGAATATGGTACCTTTAACGCTGAGTACAACTCTGACCTTCAGTTGCAACGGTACACACCTAATGTAGTAGCACCCAACGAAGAGGAGCCGGCAGCCGTAGAGGCTGACGATCCTTGGAGTTGATGATGAGGGGGAGAGTAGGACAAGATGCTCTCCCCCAATACTCATCATGATACAGTCAAGAAAAAGCGAAGATGTACTTAATAAGGATACGATACTAGAGAAAGTCTCTGAGTATCAGATCTTTCAGTATTTCTGCTCTCACTTCGAAGAACCAAACAAGAAGTTTAAGAGCGACCTTCGTGAAGATAACAACCCTACAGTCTCTATCACTCAGTACGGGGGTAGACTCTGGTATAAAGACTTTGGTTGTCCTGAACACAGCTTCGATTGTTTCAGCTATATTGGATACAAATACAACCTTAGTTTTTATGATACCCTACGACATATTGATCGGAACTTTGGTCTCGGGCTCAGCGCTGGCAGTCGCATGCGCGTTCCTGTTAGAAAGCTGGAGAAGGAGATCAGAGAGAAAAGACCGGCGAAGATAAAAGTTCGTACAAGAGACTGGGAAAAGTCTGACTTGGATTTCTGGTCACAGTTTGCTATTGATAAATCTGTTCTGTCTAAATTTGATGTGCTCCCTATCACACACTATTGGATTAATGAACAGCGTTTTTCGTGCACTAGTATCAGTTATCGTTACAGGTTTGACTGCGGTTATAAGATTTACCGTCCTCTTGAAACAGATTTTAAATGGGCTTCTAACGTGGGTGCTCACTGCTTGCAGGGGTATCAACAGTTACCTAGGAGTGGTGAGACTGTATTTCTCACAAGTTCCCTTAAGGATATCATGTGCCTTCGAGTGCTTGACTTCCCCGCCTTCGCTCTTCAGTCGGAGATGCTCATGCCGTTACAAGAAACTATCACCGAAGCGAAAGCCCGCTTCAAAGAAGTAATTGTACTGTATGATAACGACTTCGATAAGAAGCGTAATGCAGGGCAAGAGATGGGGGAGAAAATCTGTCGTGAGTACAACCTTACTAATCTAGTTATTCCTTCGTATTATCGCAGTAAGGATATCTCTGACCTAGTTAGAGATCATGGACTAGATACAGCAAGGAATGTCATCACGGGGAAGGAGAACCGGAGCACGGAATTCAAGGAGCAGAGTACGGAACGCGAAAGCGAAAGAGGTTGACGGAATAAAGTTTCGTTCTCAGCTAGAAGCCCACTGTTACAGACAACTCAAAGAAGCAGGCATCAAGTCTGACTACGAGAAGCACAAGTTTGTGCTGCTCGAAGGCTTTTACTATGAAGCTGCTTCTTATGAGGACAACGGTAAAACTGGATACTTGGACAAACAGAAGTATAAAGTCCGAGACATTACTTACACTCCTGACTTTGTTGACCCACAAGGTCGATGGATAATAGAGTGTAAGGGCTATGCTAACGAGCGTTTCCCACTTAAGTGGAAGATGTTCAAGAAGTTGTTGATGGAACGCGAGAATCCTCCGGTGCTATTTGTACCGAGGAATCAGAAGCAGAACATCGAGACAGTACAGAAAATCCTAGAAATTATAGCCCCTACTAGTTAGGGGCTTTTCATTATGAGTATCAAAACAATTGGGACCTCGGTCGTTAGTAACACCGAGGGGGTCAAAAAGCGGATCAATAAAGCCGCTGAGAAATTGGTCTTTGATGTTCTTCAATCCACACAATACTCTACACCTATTGCTTCAACTGTGCGTGAGTTAGTAACTAACGCCTGCGATTCACAACGCGAGAAGGAGATTGCTATAGAGATTATTAACGGGGAGAAGAAAGTTGAAGACTATTACATCACACGTACAGAAGACGAGTATCGTGACTCAAACTTTAATCCTAGTTATTATAACAAAGAGTACCTTAGCTCTGAAAATCTAGTCGAAGTAAACTATTATGAACGAGACGGTACAGGTTATTGCGATCGGTTTAGCGTTATGGACCATGGCGTGGGTATTGGCGCTAATAGACTCGAAGGTTACCTCGAACTGGGTTTCTCGACAAAGAGGAACACAGCAGAAAACTTCGGAGCCTTCGGACTTGGGGCAAAAGTCCCACTCTCAACAGGAGTAGACTTCTACACTGTAACTACCGTACATAACGGTAAGCTATTCAAGTTTAACTGCTATGCCTACAAGACTGACTTTCTGATCAGTAAGTGGGAAGCAGACGGGAGTGTGGTACTATCAGATGGTACTATCGTTTACTACCAGGATGCAGCAATGCTGAACTACACTGAAGTTTCCTTCGGTGTCAAGCGTCACAATCGTATGAAGTTTGTTGACGCAGTACAGGATCAGCTATGCTACATCCCAAACGTTAAGTTTTACTATACGTATGAGGACGGTCATACGAGTAATAAGACACTAGGAAACAGTGTCTTGTACAACTCTGACAACCTCATACTAGGTGAATCTTATGCATGGTCTAAGCCACATATACTGCTAGTTAAGAACCAAGGAGCCACTACGGGGATTAACTACGGCTATGTGGATTTTAGAGAGCTGGAGATGGAACAGCTGTGGGGTTCGGTCGCTATCAAGTGTCCGGCTCGTCAGGTGTACAAAGACAGCGAAACAGGTGAGGAGGTCATCGTCCAAGAGGGCGTTGATGTCACACCTTCAAGGGAGAAAGTTATATGGAATGACCATACGAAGAAGTTCATACAAGAAGCTATTGAGAGGGCAGCTCAAGACGCTACTAATATGATCGAGGAATCGTTAGATGAGAAAGACTTTATGACATGGGTCAGAAAGTGCAGAGATGTTCTCTATACAGGGCAACATAACAATTCCGCACTATCTAATCTAGGTCGTATCGTTGATAAAGAGAAGCTGCGCCCACGTTTTCCTGGTGACAAGAACATTGCATATGGTGCACCTAGTGTATTGCTCAAAGGTTACAAGGTTCGTAACGTGCGCAAAGTAGTTAAAGGAGGGAAGGTTACGATAGAGAGAGAAGAAGCTGGATGGAGTCAGGTCAATTTCGATAACCTGTACTTCGTATCTGGGAATGCGTCCAAGGTGAAAGACATGTACCTACTGCAGAATGGTACATTATCCATCATCAGCGAGCACCACCCTGTAATCCCAGAGTTTGCAACCAAGACTCAGCTTGCTGCATTCGATGCCATTGATATGGCTAGAGACAGCAACTGGGAATTGATTAAAGACTCTAAGGTTATCAAGTGGGACTACGATGAGATGGAAGTACCCAAGGACTTCGAAGAGAATCTAGAAGCGATGGAAGAAGCAGCTATAGCAAACTTACACTTTGCTAATATGTCTGCAGAAGAGAGAAGGAAGCTAGCTGGTACCGATGTGCTGTACACACTTCGGAGGCCACACGCTGGAGACGAGAAATACTCAACGTTTGTAGAGGCTTGGGTATTCGATAAGGTAGAAGCACCTCTGAACAGCATCAAGAATTCTTCCATAGAAACTTTCTACGGTACTAAGGAAGATGAGGCGCTGCTCAAGTTAGCTGCTACCATATGTGCTCCGCAAGTTCCTAGGTGGGAAGATATCTACTCAGCAGCATCACCGTGGGATATGACGTATCGTAATGATACTGCAGTTGATGGGCATCCATGCTTTAGTCAATTCAATCCTGTGCGCTTCCACAAATGGGCTGGAGGTTGGCCACAAGGATTGTCTCCTGTAGATGCTGTAAAGCAAACAGATATACAAATCTTCAGAGTTTCCCAAAAGACAGCTAAAGTGTTAAACGGTAGCAATGCCAAGCACATTAGCGAGTTCTTCTCTATCATTGAAAACGATAAATGGACAATGCACAGTAAAGCTAGACAATGGCTGACGGGAACATCTCTCGTCAATCTACCTGAGTGGGTAGGTCATCTTCGTCATATCGACCCACAGTTTGGGGATGTCTACGATAAGCTTAGGCAATACGATAAGTATCAGTACTACAAGAACAGTTTAACACCTGAGTCTGAAGCAGCACAGGATATCATCAGGTTGATGAAGAAGATGCATGAGATGCAAGTCTTCTTGGAATCAACAGATGACCCTGAGCAAATAAAGGCTAAGTCATTGGAACTGTTTAAGGTAGCTGACATCGATTGCACTATCTTTAACGATGAGATCTTACAACTGAGTATGTATATGGAGGAGTACCTCGAGCCACTCAGAGCATTGTTTGATTCTGTGCACTTCTACCCTAATCGTGGAACTGAGTTCTGGGATGAAGTAGAAGCATATATGAAACTGAAAGACAGAAATAACTTTAACCCACCATTATGATCAGCATCAACGTGATAGGTGAATTGATATCCGGCAGCTACGGCAACACCCCGTACTCTCGTTCATTCGAGAAGGATATCTACGAGCAGATGGTTTCGCTTGCTAATCAAGCGGACGCTGCTGATTCTGTGGAAGAATACAACAAGATACTCTCTGAGTTTTCTTTGTTGTGTACTGAGGATCTAAGTGAGAGAAGTATAGAAGCTGACTTTGTCGGTGCTACTCTCTACAAGGATCCTGCGGGACGTTACTTCGTTCAGTTCAAAGACGGGGGAATCATTGACATTGCAATGCCTAAGACATTCGTAGATAGAATCTATGAGTCAGAAGCATTGGGTGCTGATGTTACTCCGCTCTTTAAGCTCTGGATGCGGTGGTGCCGCAATCCTATACTCCGTGAGAAATTGCGGAGCGGTAAAGGTGAAGATTTCACCAAGCGATTCTGTGAGTTCGTAGACATGAAGTATGTGCATCCTACCCTGAAGCGTGAGCTGATGGAGGATCACGGTCTGAGTGAAGAGCTTGCAGAACAGCGTGCTACCATGTACCAAGTTAAGATCACCAAAGAGGGTCTTGTCAATGCTTTCAAAGTATCTCGTGAGATACTGCACAAGTATGACACTGAGACTGGGGAAGAGATTCCTCGCTATCAGCGTACCTTCAACCCTGATACTGGGGAGATAGACAGTGAAGGCTTCCCAGATATTGTGGAGGACAGACTGTTCGAACCTTCAGTGATGGGTAGCGGTGGTGATGCTTTCTACTGTGAAGGTGCTAACGGATATGCAGAACCTCAACACTTTATTAAAGTTGGTTGTACACACAGACTCCCATCATGGAGTAATGTGAATACAGACGACTCACGATCTTGTGTAGAAGGTTTGCATGTCGGTGGCCTTAAGTACATCGCATGGTACACTGGTGAGATTCACAATATATTCGTTGACCCAATGCATATTGGTGCTATCCCTGATTCCTTGGATGGTGCCATTCGTTGTTTGCAATACTTCGTACACTCCAGCCTTGTTGGGGTGAACGGTAGTATGTATCATTCTTCGTCCTATGCTGCTCTAACTGATGAGCAGTGGGAAGAGATGAAGGAAGATATCATTGCAGAATACAACAAGATTGCAGATGAGACGGCGGAGATAAAGGTACTGTGACATGAGCAGTATCGAGAGACTACCCAGAGATGGGAACATCTGTCTCATTGATGCTGATTCTCTGTTGTACTATGAAATGGATAAGCCTACCCTAGAGGATGCTATCTATGGAATAGACCAGAGGATTGCAACAATGCTATCAGAGTGTAACACTTCCAAGTTCGTTGGGTTCCTTACAGAAGGACGTTGCTTCAGGTATGAAGTGACTGATAACTACAAAGGGAATCGTAAAGGACGACCTAAACCTCCTGTGTTCTATGCACTGCGTGAGCATCTCAAGCAGAAGTATAACATGTGGGGTATCAAGGAGCTGGAGGCAGACGACCTTGTGAGCTATTACTCGTATACGGATAACCGTAGTACGATTATCTGCTCCCCAGACAAGGACGTTCTGTACCAGTGTGTTGGGATGCATTACAACTATGGTAAGGCAGAGTTCCTGCATACTTCACCTGATGAAGCACTTAAGTTCCTTTGGAAGCAAGTGCTCATGGGTGATAGTACGGACAATATCCCAGGCATTCCCGGTGTCGGTGTTAAAACCGCTGACAATTGGTTGAAGGACAGAACCAAGGACTACGAAGCATTTGCGCTGAAGAAGTTCGTGGAGAAGTTCGGTATGGTGGAGGGTGTGATGAAGTTCCATGAAACCTTTAGGCTCGTCTATCTGTTGAAGACAGAAGAAGACGTGCGTAGGGAGACTGGAAGGTCATTACTACCTCTGCAACTTACTCAACTAATAGAAGAGGAAGAGCCATGGTGAGATGTCCGGACCTACAATTCACCCCTATCAATGGGAGAACTGTACGTCTGACTGGGAATCTCTCTAAGTGTGAAACAAAGAAGATTCAAGATGTAATCATAGGAATTGATTGCAAGCTCGACGATTGTACGTTTGAGATTAAGATAGGGGGGACTATTAGGGCTAGACCCAAGTCCCCCTATCGCATCAACGTGATCACACCGTGCACTGGTGAGCGCAACCAAGTAGTGTGCTATGACTTGTCAGTGGATAGACTCACAGATTCGAGCATATTCCTTCTCCCGATGATGGGTGGGAATAGAAAGCTGATGCTGTGGCATTCACTGTTTGTCAATGCGTTCATGGGTACCCCTGAATACCCTGAATGTGTTGCATTACTATATCGGTTTTCAGGCGATCCCTTGTTTACTAAGTTCGAATCTGCTTTGTGTTCGTTCAGGAATTTTAAGATACGTATCGACCCTGATCCGTATCATGTATTATTTGTGTTCGATGTTCCGGAGGAAGCTAAGTCTTCATATGCAGCATTTGTAGATGGAAGATTTTCTGAGATAGATGATGATTGGAAGCTGAGAATATTGGAGTTTCATGGCTTTGACTTCGACGGACACACTGGGAAGATTCTCTTTAAGGACCCTGGATTAAGATCTCATATTGAGAGACAGCTTGATGTAACGCTACCTGCAGATGCAGAGCTGCACAGCAAGCCTAGTTTCGATCTCGAGGTATTCAATCAAGAGTTCTATTCTCCCAGTAAACCAATATTATGAACGACAAAATCAAAGAACAGTTAGGGGATTGGGCACCAATCCTCGCACCGATCTTTGACTCACAGAGATTTGCGAAACTGAAGAAGGACTTAAGCGAAGAGTACAGGAACTACACTTGCTACCCTGCAGTGAGTAATGTATTCAGAGCTTTTGACTGGACTCAGTTTCGTGATCTCCGTGTAGTCATCATCGGTCAAGACCCGTATCATAACGGAATAGCTACTGGACTTGCATTTGCAACCAACAACGGTAGGCTCAGTCCCAGTCTTAGGAATATTGTAAAGGAATTACATGAAAGTCATGGTAGGGATGTGAACCCTAATTTCGATACAAGCCTTGAGCACTGGGCTAGACAAGGTGTACTTCTCATCAACACGTCATTGACTGTTAGAGAGAAGGAACCTAACTCCCATAAGAAAATATGGGAAGGCTTTACTGTAGAAGTGCTCAAGCGTATCCGCGCCAAACATAATAACATTGTGTTTGTGGGGTGGGGTAAGGATGCGCAGTCACTGATTGAGCAAATACAAGTAACTGATACTGAAGAAACTCTGTCTTTATTCCCAGAAGAAGAAGGTAGTCATTGGGTGTTAACTGCACCCCACCCGGCTGCTGAATCTTACTCTGGGGGTACAGCTGGGTTCTTTGGTTGTAACCACTTTGTCAAGATTAATGAGTATCTTGAAAGCCCTATTGACTTTTTCAAATACCCAGAAGATGAGCGACGGCATTTGGTTCCAGGAGCAGAATACTTCCACTACAGTGGATAAACTAAAAATAGAAGAGCAAGAGATTCATACTTTGCGCAGGGCTTATTATCTTCTCGACGAGATAAAGGTTATGCTCAGGGAGAAGAATACAGCCTACGGAGATTCAGCATTGAACCCGATTAGATTGTTCTCTCGAAGCGACGCTATCGACGCTATATGCGTGCGTATAGATGATAAACTCAGCAGAATCAGTACCATGGGTATCGATGACAAAGCTGAGGATACAATAAAAGATCTTATTGGATATCTAATACTATTGCAAATAGCTAAAGAAAGGAAAGGGGGGCGCTGAAGCCCCCCTTTTTTTGCGCCCCCTACAAGTTTATTCGAAGAACTTAAGCTTGGCCATAACTCTTTCCGGAGAGCCATCAACCCATGGAACTGTATCCCATGTTCTAAGGAACGGGAACACCTTCTTCATTCTTCCTATGAACTTCGAGTCTCCTTTCTGATTTGCTCCTGATCTTCTTTGGTACTGTATATCCTTGAGTATTTCTTCCTCATCAGAGTAAGCACCTATTTCATACTGAGCAGTCCTAAATCCAGTATAAGCTAGCATAAATGCGTCCTCCACCAAATTCACAGATGCTACAGGCCTCATAAGCATTCTCACACCTTCCATTGGATTTAGGAATGCAGTAGTTTCTGTATACAATCTCCTAGCTTGGTAGGCACCAAACGCTGCAAGGTAATTTTCATCATCGTCATCCGCTATTCCTTTTAGGAGGTTATACATCATCATAGTGAGAGTAACTGTCATCACATCGTAAAGATTTCTACGCATGTTCTGCTTGTCTATCTCACTCATCATACTCATTACCTTGGTGTAATTCAATTTATTTTCGATCATGGATCTCAAGAAATCGAATCCTGTCTTGTAGCTACCTCTAGTTATTGCTCCTAGCTCATGATCTACTTGGAGCATATCACCATGACCAAATCTTGCACGTAGGCCTGGTATAAGGTAGTTGCGGAACAGAAGCAAGAACTTACCTGTTGCAGTACGCTGAGCCATAGCTCGGTCAAAGCTACCTTTTACTTGGTTAGTTCTTTTGCTTAGTCCGTGTATACGAGCTATTAACTGTGACTTGGTTACGTTAGCTACTTTAGGATCTATGACAAGCCTACCGGATTCACTTTCTATGAGCATATCCCATATGTTGGCTTCCTTACCATCTTTCATGATAACGTTGCCGTCTTTGTCTTTAGCAACAGTAGACTTCAATACAGCCAACATACGAACTGAAGCAGTTTGATGCTCTACTCCACCCTGTGCGAAGTAAAGATTCTTTTTGTTTATCAGCTTCTTTACTTTGTTAGATCCCACATTAGCAAATACGTTTTCCACATCTACCAGTCCGTCGAAACTTTGCAGTGCTCTAGCTAGCTTCCCCTTAGGTCTGAATGCACCCACGTCTTGAAGAGCTAAACCTTGCTCAAACAAGTAGGTTTTAACAGCATCTGCGTAAACGTCAGGTTTAAAGAACTGCTTAGTAAAAGCTTCCCGAGCTGTCATGTTATTATCAAGAATAGCCTGGTTACCTATCTGCAATACGTTACCCGCCAATCCTACAACAGCCGTAAAACCTATTATTTTGCTCATAGTTTTTTGAGCATCTGCACTTATGTCTGGAACATCTACAACTCCATAGAATACAGAGTCAACAAAATCCTTAAGGTGCTTAAGATCTAAGTTGTCCTCAGAGCCTCTCTTAGTAACATGCTCTGCAGCTTTTCTGGCAATATTAGCCACCTGGTCCATAACTGGAACACCACTCTGATATTTAATAACTCCCTTGCGTTCATGCAATGCAAGCATGCTAGCAACCAGACCAGCTATTTTAGACTTTTCCTTGTATGTGTTTGCCATATGTACAAACTGAGACATACTAGCAGCAACGTCTCTGGAGATATTTTTTTCATCAACAGGGTTAGTATAGTACTTAGGTATACCTCGTATTTCTTGACCGTCATTAGAGGTCATCATACCAAACTCTGTATCTGTGTCAAGTCTACGGAAATCTCTTCCTATCTCATTCTTAAACTCTTTCCATCCATCTTCCACAAGTGTGCCCAAACCATCCTTACGAACAGATGGCATCACATATGAGAACTCATCCCAACTATTGACTCTGAGACCACTTTCCCCTATAATCTTTTGGGATCTAGCGTAGTTAGATACTATGTAATCATAGAACTCTTTCATCTCAGGAGTGGCCTGTATCTTCTTCCACTTGTCACTCTCATAGCTTTTGTTCGGCTTAGCAAGTTCACCCATATACACCATACGCCCAGACTCTTGGTCGAACTTGCCCATCTTCTTAAGTCTATTCTGTGCCTTGTAATAGTCCGCTTGTAGGAGAAGTATTTGCTCTCTATTAGCAGGGTTATCTTCTTTACTAAGCATTTTCATCCTGTCCTCCAGAGCATTAGCTTCCTTCAGGGCAGCCTTGTACTTTTCAGCAGCTTTTTCTACAGGCTCAGTATTGTCTCTAAACCATTTTAGCTTGGCTTGATTATAGAGTAGTGCCTCTTCACTTTTGAACCACTCCTCTTTTAACTCAGGATCTGAGTCATAAGCAGGTTTGTTATACTTCTTAGATATAGCATCTATGTAATTATAATACTTACCATAGTAATCATCTACGTTGAACTGCTGTACTAAGCTAAGAGCATTTATAGTTTTGTCTCCTACTCGAATTTTAATATTGGTTAGAAGATCCTCATAAAGATTAGCTGCATTTAGTTCTGAGCCCCCTTTCCACTCCTTGAACTTCTCAAACTTGTCCTCCATATTATATATGAAGTCAAGAGATTCATCGTTAGCTTTATTCAATGCATCCTTCAATGCAAGTGCAAACAGTTGCAGATTCTGCTGTCTAGAATATACAATAGGATCAAGCATATAAGAGAAGTAGCTTTTAGATCTCATTGCTTCTGTGAGCTCTGTATCTAGCTGAGCTTTACCTACAAGCTTGCTATCTAAATACTTGAGCTTCAGCTTCATAGCTTCTTCATCAAACTCTTCTCTAGTCATAGTACTTTCATCAGAGAAGTACTCATTGTTAAGCTGTATGAACTCAGGCATCTTATTGCCGTACCGACCTGTTTTTCTTTCTATAAGAGTAAACGGCCTAAATCCTGACAGATCCCCACTTTCTTCAACTCTGCTTTTCTCCTGTTCAATTGCTGCTGCTGCCTCTGGGCTAGCATATTGCAACAATGTCTTAGTAGTCATCGGGAGAATGTCCTTGTAGTAGTCCTCATTGAGCTCTCTAAGCCTAGTAAGACTAGAGTCTAGATCAACTAGTAGGTCTCTAGTTTCATCTGGGAATTGATCCAGCAGACCCTCCTGACGCATAGTAGATAGAAGATCTTTTACAAGAGTGACTGTGGAAGAGCTCTCCTCTTCGTTGTACAAACTCTCCAAAGTCTTACGAAGCTCCTCAATTTTATTGAGCCTGTCGTACATAGTATCAAGGTCTACAGATTCATTTTCCGTAGATCTGATATCATCCATCATATTTTCTAGGATGGTAACTCTGCCTACAACGTATTGATGGAAGTCAAAAAACTCGTTTAGATCTGCAGTATTTGAATCCAGCTTCTCTTTCATCTGATCGATGTTGTTTATAAGAGCGCTGACGTCTCGCATCTTCCCGTCCTTAGACTTACTCTCTGGCAAGCCTTTGAGTCTTATACGTTGCCTCTCCAAGCTATCTCTAACTTGATTGTATACCTTATTAAGTTTGTTCTGTAGCCTTTTAGATTTCTGTACACTAGGGTTGAACTCTCCAGACAACTCTCTTTTGATATCTCCGGCAAACATTTCTTCTGCAAGAACAGCTGCAATACTTGGCTTAATCCCAAACAGCTTGCCGATAGCACGCAGTATCCTGTTAATCAGTATCTGCAGTTTACTAGGATTCTTCCTCTCAATTTTAGCGCCTTGTATACCTATAGCTGTTACCAGTATCTCCTTTCCAAGATCACGGCCTTCCAGCTCTGGGTAAGATGCAGCAACTATTTCAGCTAATCCTGGGTCAGATTTTTTGACTTCCTCAATGTACCTATCAACCTGATCCTGTGGGAGCATATCTATAAGTATGTGCCCAAACTCATGATACGTAGTGTCCTCAGTAATCTGGGCAGGGTCTACGTAGACTACTCCATTTCTAACCTCACCCTTCACTCCTAAAGGAAGAGAAGCTTCAACAACACTTACTGTGACTCCGGCTTTAGCAAAAGAAGTTCTAAGTCTTGCTATTTTCTCTCTAGCCCCTCGAGGTGTGTCACGAACAAACCCAAAGCTATCCAGGTTTCTACTTTGCTGAGTATCCGTAGTACGGAACACACTTGTGTATGCTCTAGACGGTGGCTCAAGTATCTGATCTTCAGCTTGGAACAAGCTTCTATTATACTTTTCGCCTTTAAATCTCAGGTTAGCTTCGTAGAAGACATGTTGCTTACCCTTAGTAATAACAGGTCCATACGTAGACATGTTACTTCCATAGTTAGTGTCTCCTTGATTTATCCTTTTGTAAAGGAACTTGTGCTTGCCTTTTGTTTTAATAACCCACTCTGAATCTCCAGGGGATTGTTCAACACTTCCTATATTACCTGCTAGTTTAGATCTATTAAACAGGTATCCTCCACCACCACCTCTGAAATAATGAGTCCCATAGCTAGATAAGAACTCTGCTTTAAAATCCTCAAGAGCATTCTCATCAGTTCCCAGCTTGAGCATCTCCTGATTAAGATGCTCCCTTACACCCAAGTCAGATAAATATCCAACGGGTATAAGCTCAAAGTAACTCTTCAAACCAGGAGAAAAGCCTGTAGTAAGTATACTGTTTGTTATAACAGTTTTGACAAACATTCTAACGAAAGGAATGTTTTCCTCACCGTACAAACCAAGGTCATCAATCATACCTTGGAGAGTCATGGTGAACTGATCCTTCTGCTCTTTGGTAGAAAGTTGTGTTTTGTCTACCTGCAGGTAAGTAAACTTTTGACCATTAGGCATAGGTTCTTCAGCTATACTAAAAGCATCTACTACAGGGTTGGAAGTACCTCCTGTAATATCTTGCATAGCTTTTAAAAGCTTAGCTACATCACCTCTAACAAAGGTGGGAAAGATAAACTCCACATCTAAATGTCCTTTCTCAAAGAGAGGCGACCCAGGCTTAGTCACTAGATGATGCAGTATTGCTTTGTTTATGTCTCTGTGCGTGTTAGCATTGAAGACTTCCTTATTGGTTATCTTTTTAATGTCCTTCTTAAACTTCTGCACTGAAGGCTGTCTTGATATAAATCCTAGAGCTGTAGTTACATCCAAGCTGCGCTCCATTGCTGCATACATAGCTCTAACTATAGGGTATGCATCTCCTTCAGTTACCATCTTTAGAGATTCTAGACCCCCAAAGACTTCAGCATCTTGGTTAGATGCAGCATCTATTAGTGCCAAGTGAGCTTGTGTTGTTCCTCCAATTTTATCAATCTTATCTGGACTAAGAAGTTTGTACAAAGTATCTAGCTTAGTGCTTTGCTGAGACATAAACATCAGCATGTCTAGATAATTTTTTTCTCCGTAAGGCTTATCCGAATGTATGATCTCTTTCATTTCTTCAGATGAAAGCTTCATAGGAACAGGCTTCACAGGATCTTTTCTAGTTGCCCCTATCTTAACTACCTGCTTCAAGCTAAGACCTTTAGAAAGTGCCTCTTGTACTTTGTTCCTAATAACTGGTACGTTCAAGAACAGTATAGCCTGTTCTGGAGTCATGCCTATTGACAACATGTAGGTTGTCAGAGCTGCAGTTATTCTGTTGTCGTTAATCAGTCCTTGTATTGGGTTCTTAACAGAGTCAACAGCTTTGCTCAGGTAGTTTGACATGTAGTAGTCTGTAAACCTAAACACTCCCATAGAGTCTTGGAACTTAGCTTTTTCAGTAAGCTCTCCTACTCTAACACCATCTACTTCAAAGTACTCGGATTCATCAGGCTTCCATGAGAGCTGACCACCACTCATTTCCTGAGCAGCAATAGCTACGTTACGACCTGCGATGGCGTTAGCATAAATACCACGCAGTGCAGCTGACAATTGGTTGTCCGCACTACTTCGAATACGTCCAGAAGTACTATTGATGTCAATCTTTACTTTAGATTCGGCTCTTTTCTCAGCCACAGTCATAGAATCCAAAGTCTGCTGATCGAATCTAATACTCAGAAGTCCAAGAGCTACTGGGTCATGCTCCGCAGGTAAGTCCAAAGGAGCAAGAGTCTCATGGATGTGATTAATGTTCCCACCAATTGCTTCGAAGGTGTCAAAGATGATATTGTTTATCACCTTAGAATCCAGAGAATTAAAGTCTTCCTGAGATGCACCCGTAAGTTTGTTATAGTCAGGTCTGACCTTAGTTACTTTTACTTTTTGGTTAGATTCTTGAACCTCAAGCTCTGGGAAGATGACGAACATCTTGTCAACGTCGAAGTCAGAACCCATCATGGTAGTAACACCAGGAGGAACTTTAACAGCAGCTGGGTGAGACTTAGGTAATATCTTCCTAACCCTCATCATAAGAGTAGAAGACTTACCTTGCTGAGGAACACGATAGCCAAGTAGTCTATTAAGAGCTGCATCAATATCAACGTTAGGATCTTCTGGGTCTATCCCTAAGTCCTGAAGCACATCATATCGT